CTGCTATAATGCTTCCATTACAATCATTAGAAGCCCAGTTATTTAATGCTAATCTCTGCTCTTTATCTTTAATTTTATGCATTTCCATTATAGGTAGTATTTATATTTGATTTTTAATTCTTTTTTATGTGTAAAGTATAGATCTAAAGCTCCTTTAACTGTAGGTACAGTGCATTGTAATCTACTTGCTAATTGCTTTCTAGTCAATTGCGGGTAACGTAAATGTCTGTATATAATATTTGCCCTTAATCTTGCAGCTCCAGGTCTAGTGTGTTTTTCTACAAATTTACTTACTGCATATTTAGTAGGTAAGAGAGGGTATTTAAAGGCTTTAGCTCCTAAAATAAGTCTTGAATCCTCTTCTACTTCTCCACTATACTTCCATAGTTGATCTGCAGTCTTAACAATAGGACCATTATCCTTTTTCCATTGTTGTTCTTCTTCCATTTGCACAGCTACATGATGTCTCTCTTTCATATTTATTGTTTTAGTTTGTTTTATCTCCAAAAAAGTGGACATATTATATGTATTTATCTCCTTAAAAGTGTATACCTCTATTCTTTTCACCGCTTAATTTGTCTTGTTTCCAATAGTACTCACAAATACTATTATTATCTTCATCTACTTTATTATCGTGAGGGCTTTCATTAAAGTAACTCTGATAATCCCCTTTAGGTGCTTTATACCTATAACAAGTTTCTTTCATCGTACACCCTTTGCCTTTACACATTGTAATATCTGCCATAATTTTAGTTGTTTTAGTTAAAAAATGTATCTTATTTTATTCCAAGGAATTATATTATTGTGTAATTCTCTGAACCTTTTTATATACTCTCTTTTTAGTTGATATTCATATCTAATATTTTCTCCTCCATACTCTGATGTTTTAGTTTCTTGATTCTCTGGTGTCCATAAGGATTCTTCTGTCTCAGGATGATTATCTAAATTAGCTAAATGTTTCTTAAAGTTATGTGTTAAGAATATACACTCAGATAATACTTGATCTTTGTATTCAACATGCTCGTTCATCAGTTCAAACAGTTTTTTATAGTCGTCTAACCATCCATCATATACAATGATAGGACTGTAGTTGACATGTACATCATACCCTGCATCTATAAACGAGTTGATAGCTTTTATTCTATCAATTATTCTAGATGTATTAGGCTCATGTATATCCGCCATTTTCTGTGGCATAAGGCTAAATCTTATCCTTATCTTACCTGCTGGATTAAATGAGAGAAACTTATAGTTAACATATTTAGTAGCAAAACTACCCATAGCAATAGGATGATCTAGAAAGAACTTAAATATGTCTTCCCATTGGTGATGTTTAGCATGAAGAGCAAAATCTTCGTTACAGCTAATGTCATAAGTAGTAAACTCTGCATGTGTCTGGTTAGGTTTATCTACTGGAGTAAAGTATGCATGATTATTTACAGCTGTTAGTATATCACCTGTGTTAGTAGCAATACTTAAACCTTCAGGTTTATGACGCTTCATGTAACAATAAGAACAATTATATAAACAACCATGTCCAAAACTTGGTGATATAAAATCTGTGCTTCTTCCTGACTTTCTAATCTTAAATGATTTTCTTACTACTTTTGTAAGCCTCATAATATTTATTATTTTAAATTATTAAAATACTCCAGGGTGGACAAGTGTATTAACTGTATGGCAAAAGCGCCTTTATGTCCACCCCTTCGTAATACTTATTTCTCCCAACATTTACTAACAGTTACCTCAGCTTTTAACAAGCCATTAGTTACTATCTCTAATGCTGCCTCTTCCATTAGTTCTTTCATTTTAATTATCCATGCACCTACATACTCATCTTTACATATGGTATCTATTTGATCATGAACAGTCATAACTAATTTAACAGGCATATTAAACTCTTTAATGTAATTACGCATTAATATTAGAGCTTTTTTAGTCATATCAGCACTAGCTCCTTGAATAGGTGTATTCTTACTAGCTCTCTCTATAGATGAGAACTCTTGAGAGTTTTCTCTTGAGTTAAACATCTTAGGGAACCAAGTAGTAAACCATCTTCTTCTATTGTAAGGAGGAAATGTTTTAATATACCCAAAGGTAGTTCCAAAAGTACCTAACCTGTCCAAAAATCCTTTAATCGCTGGAAAAGCCTCAAAATATGTATTGATAAGGTTTTTAGCGTCATCAGAGCTAATACCAAGGGTATCAGAAAGCTTATTAGCACCCATACCGTAAGCCAGGCCAAAATTAATTGTTTTAACATGTGTTCTAAGTTTTTTATGTTTTTTACAGTTACATTTTTGTTTAGAGTTATTTACATAATATGCACAATCTTCATCAGCTGCCTCATACCATTGCTCACCATATACTAACTCAGCACACACACTATGTAAATCTTCACCTTTATTTAAAGCTTCAATCCAAACAGGATCTTTACTTCCAAAGGCAATAACATTTAACTCTTGTGAACTATAATCAGCACTTACATAACTCCAACCTTCCGGAGCAGTAAAACAATTACGAAATGCATTATCTGCTGGTATCTGCTGCATATTAGGACGTGAACTACTAACTCTACCAGTATCTAATATCTGATTAAAACTAGTGTGAACCTTACCATCATCTTTTAGATTTTGCATAAATTTTTCACCATAAGATGTATATATTTTCATCTGTTCTTTATACTTTATATAAGTAGTTATTATGTCAAATCTATCAGCATACTTAAGTATATCTTTACCATTTACATTATCAAGCTTAGGTATTAACTGTTGAAATACATCAAGTACTTGTTTAGGTGATGTCCATTTAACATTTACTTTTCTTAATGTAGCTACATCAGCAAATAAATCTCCTTGTATATGCTTAGGTACAAATTTAGATAATTTATTGTTATTTAGTATATTATCATCAAGATCTCCTTTGCATTCATCTGCTACATTTAAAGCATCATTTGCTAATCCTAACCAACTTTCTATATCTAAGTCAAGTCCATTATATTCTATATCAGCAAATGCAAGTACTGCACTATTCTCTAGATCTACAGTTTTACTTAACTTGTATAAATCTATGGATTCTTTTTGCTTAGTCTTTAAAGCAATTAAATACTCAACATCTTTAGCTGCATATATCAATTGTGGATTTGTAAAGTCTCCTGTATGTCCAACAAAACTAGACTGTTGAGTCTTGTCCATCTGTACATTCAGATTTCTTTCTAATGTATTTAATAGTGATACAGATTTACCTGTACCACAAGTTAATACTTTCTCTGTTAACATAGTATCATACACATTTTCACATTGTATATCAAAACTAGCTCGTATAAAGTTTACATCAAACTTAGCATTATGAAATACTTTAACTGTTGTTGTATTTTCTAATATACTTTTAAGTTCTTGTATATCATGACCTCTAGTTTCAATTAGAAATTGTTTATCTTCATCTCCTATTTGAAATAGAATAACTCTATCTATTGTGTAATCAAGACCTGTAGTCTCAGTATCAATAGCTAATACTTCCTTTCCTTTACAGTAAGAAACAACTTCATCCATTGTTACATGTGTGAAGTTGTCTCTTTGTAAAGAATCATTAACTAAATGTATCATAGTCTTACGTTATTTGTGAGTCCAGGAACTGATGTTGATTCAACTCCTCTTTGTTCGCCACATCTGTAAGACATTTGTTGTTTAAATCCAAATTGCATCTCATATGGAGATACATGTTTTATTATTTTAGGTAACTTTATAGTATATTTAGTGTCAGATAATTTACTGCTTCCCACTTTAAATAGTATTTTTTGTCTCATGTCTAATTATATTTTTAGTTAATAAAAAGGGGAGAAGGTCTATGAGTCCTCTCCCCTAATTTTAAATAATTTAGATCTTTATGATTCTAATGAACTTAAAGCTCCTAAACTATATTCTTCTTCAACAACATCTGCTTCTTTAATTGAAGTAATTGCATTTGTATCTGATTTCAACCATACATGCTGATCAGTTGTAACCCCATTGTGCATAATAGTTTCAGTGTTACTGAATATATGCTCACCTTCGAAAGTAATGAAATCTCCTTCTTTACCTTTACGTTTCGCAGATTTTTCAATGTTCTTTAACTGCCAATCAGTAGCTTCTGTAGTTTCAGTTACTATAACTCTAAATCTAGTCCCATCGTGCTCAGGATTTAAGATATTAAGTTCCATAACTTCTCCTTTTTCTGTCATTACCCATTCGCCATCATCTCCAAAGTTCATGTTAAATATACTTGAACATACTACAGGTGATGCTGTAGTAAAACTTCTTCTTGCTCTTGAGCTAAATCTAGCATCATCTGAATTTAATACACCTAATGCTGATAATGGTCTAGACTTTTCTTGTATTATCTCAGCAAATTGTAATTGGATCTTGTCTCCTTTTACTTTCTTAGCTTGAAGTAATAATGTTTCTCCTTTTTTAAGTGACTCTAAAGTACCACTATTTAATTGATTCTTTTCCATGTTATTTATGTTTTTATGGATTATTGTGATGATTTCAAAAAGGTATATCATCAACCTTGTTTATGTTAAAAGAAAGATAACCTTTATTCTTGGATAGACGTGAGTCATTACACTAGTGAGCTATAGCGGTACTAGACACCAAGAAGAATAATGTTTCCTGTAACTGTTATCTTTCTTTGTTTTAATATTCGTTGATTAATAGTACGTTCTTATTATTAATCTTAGACTTTAGTTTAGTATTTAATATTATCAATACTAATTTTGCCATCTTAAAAATGCTAGATGTCTTATCATGTTTAGTAGTTTCATGCTCTACACATATGATTAACCTTGTTAAGCGTGAACAACTCATTCTATTAGCGTTGAACACTTTACCTCTTAAT